CTAAATCCGATAGGCAACTGAATTCAGAGCCGTTATCTGATGTGATAGAAGTAATCGGGTGTTCAGCCAAGAGTTTTTTACAGCTTCATTGATGGTTTCTGCTTGCTTATTTGGTAGCTTACACGCCAAGGCAAATCGTGTTTGACGTTCGACCAAGGTCATGATAACAGCGTCTCCTTTGGTCTTTTTACCGAGAACTAGCTCAATCTCCCAGTGTCCAAACTCAGAATGGTTATTAATCGTTTCTGGACGCTCTTCAATAGATTTTCCAAAGGTCTTCTTATTGACTGTTGTTTTATATTTAGACATCTTTCTGATACTCACCATCTTTGGTAAATCTATTGGCTTGATAAAAATAAAACCAACTGCGATATAGCAATATAATGTCTTCGTTGAAGGAATGGTTTCTGTTGGATGCTTCTCTTTGTATTCGTGAACAAACGTATCTACGCTATGTCGACGAATATTGGATTTAACAGCCTTATCTAGTTTTTCAAAGAAAGTCGGAGAGCACTGATCCAATTTCAGGTAGGTATTCTTTTTTCGATTTTCTTCATAGATATGTTGACCACTGTCAGCGAAATAGGTTTGATAATAAATTTGTTTTCCATTTATATTTTGGACTTGTGTTACTGTGCCACGCTTAATCTCACGGGTAATTGTCGAATAATTTCATCCTAATAGACGGGCAATCTCAGCAGGCTTTTTCCCGATCTTCAAATAGGCACTAGTTTCACCTCGCTCAGAGGGTGATAAGTAAGAATAACGAGACTTTATGGTAAATTGCTATGACATAAGCACACATTTTCATAAATGCTTATAAACGTTGATATTATAACGTTTTCAATTTTTTTCTATTTTCATAAATCCTTATACAATTTCTTTGTGGGGGAGTAAATGGGGGAGTAAATTTTATGAGTTCAGCAGGCAAGAAACTAGCACTCAAAAGGTGGTTTTTTAGTTTGGCTGTGGTATAACATAATTGTTCTTGATAATCTTTTAATAACTTTTTTAGATACTGATAAACTAAATTCGTTAATGTATCACACTTTCTGATTTTGGAGCTTTGCAACTAGCAAGGTTCTTTTTTTGCTCCTAGACACGTTCTACAGGCGCTAACTCTAACCTAAAGACTGGTCTGGTATAAAATTACTCTCGGAAAGTCTTTGTGGTTGCTGTAAGCTATTCTACAAGCTATCTGTGAGACTTAGAATTGATTGTGGCGCGTGAGTTGTTCCAAAGAAAACACTAACAGTTCACCATTTTTATAATGTCTGGCAAATTCAAGAACCCCACGCTCTAATTTCAGATAAAAATTAGTCTCTGACATCATCAGTTCATCATAGATGATATAATCTTTCTTATTGTGCCATTTGCAATACTTCTCAATAAGAATTTGCCTTAAATATTGCTTATCAATGCTATTGATAGCTTCTGTAATTACCCGTAGCTCCTTAAAAGCTTGTAACTGCCTTTCCACTTTGATATTTAACTCTACCATTTTAAGCTCAAATAGGTAGTTATCTGTTATTTTGGGTATAAGTTCTTCTCCAGCCATACGGGAATAACGTCGATACAATTTTAAAACCTCATAAGCATTTCTATTTGTCAGCTTCTTATCTATTTCCATTATCTGCCTCCTGTGCTATAATGTAAGCTGGTAGAGCCTTTCTAACGCCTATGAAACGGTTTTCTGTGGAGGCGGTAGGACGGTTCTACCTTTTTGTGTTATAATATATGTATTGGCACAAAGCCAAAATAAATATAGAAAATGTTATGATATTTAGTAGCGTTTCATATTTACGAGGGCTTGCGTGACAGGGCTTTTTCTACATTGAATTTACCAAATATTCGCTTTCGGACTGTGGGTTATCCATGGTCTTTTTTGATACCTAGAAACTGAGTTAATCATATTATTAGTTACCTAACAAATAGCATAATAACAAAACTCAATGCAAGTGATGACACCCCTTAAAAATCTGAAAAATTGGTCTGCGGTGTAAGAAAAACACCTTGTGGTGGCTCTCCTTGGTACGAGATAGGGGCTGGGGTCAGTTTAAACACTCGGACGATATAAATAATTTATACCCCAATCACTTAAAACATCATACAGGACATTTTAGGGGCTAATAATAACATGCTAGAAAACTCAAAAAGGGAAAATCACACATAGAAAAGGGTGGCGTTGTAGAACACAAACAATACCAAGTCCCATTAAGAATTAATGGGGTATTTCCGAATAATAACCAAGGTAAGCGCGTGTTTTCTCACGGTTCGTTTCACTATCCAAGAAAAGAAGCCTACTGATAATCAGTAAGCTTCTTTTCTTGCCTTTGCTGTCTCGTCTGTTGATACTATGATAACAGACTTTGCTTTAATCTTCTTTGTTTAGACTTGTATTGTAATACTCCAAACCTTGATACTCATTATCAACGTCTACAGACTTGAATCAGTCAATCGCTTCATCATCTAACATATCAAACGTTCCGATTGCTGTTTCACTATTTGCGTTCAATGGTTCATCACTTAACAAACGTTCTGCATAATCTAACAACTCACCCTCATATAACGCAACCTTGTGAGCTAATTCCTCAGACGCTGCTTGTTCCTTTAGTTGTTCTGTTCGTTTGTCAATATACTCATGAATAGTATCATCATGAGCATTCTCACGCGCTCCCTTGTCGCTATCCTCTACTTCTTTACTAACTCGTCATAGGCTAGTGTTTTATTAGCTTCATTATCCAAGTCGCTATCTTCCTCGATTGGCTTTGGTTGACAATGTAATTCATCATCTTCTAACATCATCAAAAAGCTTCCTAAGCAATTGAAAACAAGAAAGGCGATTCCATCAAACCCTTCTTGTTTGCCTGGTAGATTGTAAAGCTCGTTCATTGTTTTAGGTTGCTTATCGCTATTTTGTTGCTCTTCTTTAATTTCTTCTTCCAATTGTTCAATGTATAGCACTTATAATAATTCCTCCTTAAATTCTTGTTGAATATTCCTTTCTAGCGATACTTTCAAAAGTTCTATCCAACTTAGTATCAGCAATAGGAGGCGTGTAACGTTTAAGCCCTCTAGCCTCCCAACGTCTCAAAGTAGGATAAGATACCTCTAGGTGTTCGGTTGCCTCACGCTGTGAGATTATCCCTAATGGGTTCTCTAAGCTTTCATATCGTTCTAGATAAGTACCAAGCTTAGTTAAAATACCACCTATTAATGCTTGCTCTGTTTCATTGCTTAGGAGATTAATTTCCATACGGTCATACCTCCATTTTTCGAATTTGTCGGGTAACCCAATTCAAACGGTCACGCGCATTTAATCGCTTAAACTCTTCTAATTCCTCGGGCGTTGCTTGTTTCTCGATACAAATAGCAATCTCGTATAATTCTTTATCAGTCATTGTCTGCCCCCAATCCTACAATCAAACTCTCTAAACCTTTCTTGATAAAGTAAAGGCTAGTTAGCGCGTGGTGTTTATCACCTTGTAAAATTGCATTATCTGCTAGGTCAATCATGTTATAAATACAGTCTTTTTCTTGCTCGTACATTCCTTATACCTCCTTAATTGTAACGTTTGCCATACAGTTGAATGTAAGCCCCGTATCGCTCCTTAACGTGGTCTGTGTGTGGGTTTCTTTAGTCTCTTGTTTAACGTCCTCTCTGGGCTTGATATATAGCAATAAAACCAACGCTAACAACCAAAACCCCATAAGAACCAACTGCCCCCAAATTGGTAAATTGATTTCTTGGTATATCATGATTTAAGCCCCTCTAATTCTTTCTCGTTATCGCATTCTAACAATGCAAAGGAAACGTCATTTAATAGCTTATTGATTTGTCGGTTTTGCTCATAAGTAGTTGATAAAAACTTTCTGGCTAGCCAATCAAATTTTATTTCATCGCTGTTTTGAATAACTTCTAAAACCTTAATGTTGTTGTTAGTCATTTCTAGTCTATTCATGATGTCTGATAAGCTATCACCAAAGTTTTTTAATTGCTCTGCTGTTAAATAGATTTTTGTTTCTTGTTTCATGTTATTCGCTCCTCACTCTTTAAAAATATGGCTATTCATGCTATAATCTAAGCATAGAAGATAATCCTAAAACCCTCATAGCCTGCCCGCTGTAGTGTTTTATTTTATCTAATATTTTTCAAGTTTCATTTTGGTTTGAGCTGTCACTCAAGCCTTTTTTGTTGCTTTCATAACTGAACTTGTGACAATGTATCACGGATAACACTGTATTCCATGTTCAGCTCAATTAGTGGGATAACCGCTTTTTCATAAGCTTGATATTTTGCTAGTTCCACGCTTGTTAAGCAATCAAGCCTCGTTTTACCACCTCTATCCTCGGTTAGTTTTGCTTTATTCTTACCCGTTGATAGTTTTAGAAGTAAGTTGTTAACCGTTGGGAAAGCCATTTTAGGAGCGTTGTCCCATTTACTGATAGCCTCGTTCAACGTTTTGTGTGTTGGTTTCTCTAAGGCTCGTTGAAAGCGAAAATTAGCGTTTTCTTTCTCTAATTCTTCGATATAGTCATATATCCAAGCTCGGAAAACTTTACCTTTTTCAGTTCGGGACAATATGCCAATTTCAAAGATACCTCGTTTATTGAACAAACGTGTTTCTTGGGTACCGCCCGTACTGTAGGGTACCTTAGTAACGATTGAATACTGACTTTCCCTTAGGTATGGGTTACGCTCTAACATTTTTTCAACTGCTCTTTTACTTTGGTAACCAAACCCTTGTGCCAACTGTTCGATAGTAACTAAGATTGCTCTATCTTTGTTCAAATAGAAGTCAATTTTAATCTCTCCGAACTCCCCTTTTTCTCGTTTAATAATTTCCATATAAAATTTCCTCCTTTATCCCATTATTGTAATTTTGAATATTAGGGATTTTTTACGCTTTTTTATATTTAATAATCTTTAACCAATCAAGCCATGGCTTTCTCAAAAGTCTTTGTTCTAACTTCCCCGCCCGAGCGTAACTTCCTATAAGTGATATGGTTCACACCAATCTGTTCCCCTGCTTGTTTCGCTGTAAGTTGCATGTCTGCTTGGTTTCGGCGAATTGCTTTAGCATAGTTTTCTATATATTTCCAAGAGACAAAATATATTTTTTATACTTTTTTTGTGTTATAATCTAACGTGAAAGGTACTTAGATATATGAATAGATTAAAAGAAATAAGGAATAACGCCGTACATAACGGCCATAAAATGAGACAAGCTGACCTTGCAGAACTATTAGGAGTTACAAAACTGACTGTTTCCAACTGGGAAAATGGCAAACATGAAATAAAAGCAGACAAAGCCAATGAAATAGCTAAACTGTTCAATGTTTCTGTTTCCTATTTACTGGGCTATTCTGATAAAAAAGAGCCATATTATAATGATGAAATACTTTTAGATAATGGTAGCGGTGGCGTTTCTTCTCTTAGCTTTAAACGTCATAATGACTTACAAAAAGAGTACGATAAGCAAATTAGAAAAGATTTTATTAATTTCTTGCGTTCATATGATTTTGTTATTAGTGACAATGAAATAAAGGTACTCTTAGAACAGATTTCAAGTTTAAACATTAGTACAGTAGCTCATATTGACCGTGAAAGAGTACTCCAACAAGTCAACCCTAAAAAATATCTTATAGAAAATGGATATAAAGAATTAGGTGACTTGTTCCAATCTAATAAAGGGATTGATGACTTTTATAAAGAAAAAGGTTACGACCCAGAAAGCACTTTATAAAATCACCCCAACCGATAACGATTAGGGCGGATAATATTTATTTGCTACCATGTTATTTTGAATGGCTCTAAAACCTCAGACTCTAAAACCTTTATAGCCTGCCTGCTGTAGTTAAGAGAAGAGGTTACAAATGGTAAATATTAAGAAAATCACAAAGAAAAACGGTATTACTGTGTACCGTGAACAAATCTATCTAGGTATTGATTGCATGACTGGGAAACAAGTCTATACAACTATTTCAGCACCTACAAAAAAGAACTCAAACAAAAACGTGAGTTCAAAATAAACAAATTTAAAGAAAATGGATACACGCGCCATAAGAGTGTGAGTGTTAAGAACTACCGTGAACTAAGTGAACTGTGGTTAAAAAACCATAAGTTAGAAGTTAAACCACAAACATATAGCCAAACAGTTAGCGAACTAAAAACGTACCTTTTACCTGTGTTCGGTGATATTAGGGTAGAAAAAATCACACTCCCAATGGTTCAAGTTTTCGTTAATAAAATAGCTAACAACCCTAACCCTGGTTCGGTATCTCTAAAAATAATCTTGTCTATTAATAAGCGTATTTTAAAATATGCTGTTAAATTACAATTGATAACCGTAAATCCTGCCGATAACATTATCGTACCTAAAAACAAGAAAAATATTTCCCAAAAGAAAGAACTAAAGTATTTTGAGACCAACCAATTGAAACAATTTAAAGACTACTTGGATAAACTACCAAATACTTTTAGAAACTATTACCATAAGACTTTGTATGATACTTTACTTGCAACTGGTCTACGTATTGGGGAGGCTGTAGCACTTGAATGGTCTGATATTGACTTAGACAATGGTTATATTGACGTTAATAAAACTATTGTCTGGTCTCGTATGGAAACAAATAGCCCTAAATCCATGGCAGGATATAGAAAAATCCCAATTGATAGAAACACCGTTCTAATGTTACGCCTTTATAAAGCACGCCAACACCAATGTTTTATAGAACACGGTTATGGTGGTAAAATGGCGGAACATGTTTTTTCAAATGGTCTCCACGCTTACCCTAGCCGTGAGGGTTTACAAAAAACACTAACAAAACATTTAAAATTAGCAGGTTTGCCCTACCTTACATTACACGCTTTTCGCCATACACACGCAAGTTTACTTTTAAACGCTGGTATCAGCTATAAAGAATTACGACAACGTCTCGGTCATTCTACCCTAGCTATGACTATGGATACTTATAGTCACTTATTCGATGATACAGAAAAAGAGGTGGTTAATTTCTTTGAAAAAGCCATGGCGAATTTATAG